ATCTCCAAGCACCGGAAGCATCATTCCAATGCCATCAATTAGCGCCAGCACCAGTTCGACGGCTGCTTCCGCGATCATGGGAAGCGAGACGATCAACGCGTCCACAATCGCAATGACGATTTCCGGTATGTAGGGTAAGAGAACCGGGATTGCCTGAATGATCCCAGTGGCCAGCGCAAGAATCAATTGCAGGGCGGCGTTGATCAACAGCGGAAGATTGCTGATCAACGTCAAAACAATTTGCGGGATAATCTCCACTACAGCCGGTAACAACTGCGGAATTGCCTCGGCAATCCCGGTGGCCAGCGCGATAATCAATTGCAGGGCGGCATTGATGATCATCGGCAGCTGCGATAAGATACTTTTTACCAGCGCCAGCAAAATATTTATTCCTGCCGGAAGCAATAACGGCACACTCTGAATAATGAAATTAACCAGCGTGGTTAGCATACTGACTGCTGCCGGTATCAACACCGGCAGTTGGGTAATTACTGCTTTGATAATTCCTTGAATAATTCCCAACCCCGCTTGCAGCATTTGAGGGCCTTGTTTGGCTGCATCACCGATGATTTCTCCGATCAATCCGCCAATTCCGGCCGCCGCAGCGCCGAGATCGCCGTCCGATTCCTGCACGATTCCGACCAGGCGCGAAAGATATCCCTGCAAAGTATCGGCCAACCCGCTAAATCCGGGCAGGAAACTTGCCGCCAGATTCCGAACTGTTCCCTGCAACCCCAGTTTTAGAGTAGATAATTTATCGTCAAATGCTTCGAAAGCCCGGACGTTTTCTTCTCCCATCACCGCGCCGACCTTGTGAGCCTCTTCTGTCAGCGCAGCCATTTCATCCGCCCCCGCTTTGATCAGCGGATTGAGTTCCATCGCGGACTTGCCAAATAATTGCATGGCCAGCACATCGCGCTTTGTCTCGTTTTCGACGCCACCAAGTGCGGATATTGCCTCGAAGAACACTTCTCGCGAATCGCGCAATGCGCCGTTTGCATCTCGAATCGGTACGCCTAAAGCCCGGAATGCTTTGGCAGCATCATTATTGCCCTGGCTGGCTTCACCCATCGAACGGGTTAACCGGCTCAAAGAACCGGTCATCGTATCCAGATCGGTGCCGAGCATCGTGCCCACGAAATTCAATTCTTGCAGCTGCGTCGTGCTCAATCCGGTAACATTGGACAAATCCAGTAGTTCGCCGGAGAACTTTGCGGTATCCACCATCAGTTTGGTGACCCCCAGTCCAATTCCAGCCACAGCTGCCCCAAGCGCGGCGATTGCCGCAACGCCGATTTTTGCTGCCCCGCCCAAAGCGCCCAAAACGTTTGACAGCCCGCGTGTTTTTTCGGCTGTTTCAGCCTGGGCGCGTCCCAGCTCTTCAACTTTTCTCCCCGCTTCCTGCGATTCCTTCCCCATCTGATCCAGTGCGGTTTGAGACTGCTTGAGCTCAAACTGCATTCTGTTCAATGTTTCGGTTTCGCGGTTTAGTTTGATTTGTAAATCCTGCGCAGCGCGGGAATTCTCCCCCTTCTCGGCAGCAATACGCCGATACTCATTCTGCAAAGCCCCAACCTTTTTCTGCTGGAGGTCTATCTGACCCGTCAGCGCCTTGATGCGCAGCTGCAATCCATCCGCGCTTTTCGACCAGTCTCCGAGAGCAGCGGCGGAGGCGCGGAAGCCAGATTCGATGACGCGAATATCCCGATTCAAGGCGGCCACCGCCGCCTTGAAATCGGTGGTATCCAGACTGATCTTAGAACTCAGCGGATTGTCGCTCATGTGCCTCCAGACTCCGATCTACCAGCCGTCCACCTGATCACAATACATTGTCTTGTCTGAGCTGGCATCGCTCAATCTCGCGACCACCGGCAGCAGACTCTCGATGTCCGTGTCATCGATGTCTCGCAGACTCCAGCCGAACGCCTTGATCAGCGATATCTCGAAATCAACCAGCCAGTCCGAGTCCTCAATATCCTCCGGGGCATTCACAGCCCCGGAGGGGTAGGGTTTGAGGGCATCAGCCCGCGCGCTTTATTGATGATCGTTTGCAGCACGGTCACCATTTCGCTGACATCTGCGCCGTTGTTCAGGTCTTCAACCGAGAACCTGTTCCCGAACGCCTCGACGACCAGCGAAGCCAGGGCATCGATATCGTCCTCGGTCATGTTGTTGACATCCATACCCCTGGCCATGCGCACGGCCGCCTTGAGGATGCGCCACGGCACAAAAGCGCGGGTGTAGCTCGCTTTGATCTCGTCGTTCTCATCGTATAGCGTAATTGTGAGCGGTGTACCGACGGTCATATCGTCACCTTATGCGGTCGTAAATTGGATCGCGCCATTGAGCGTTTGTCCGTAAATATCCATTACGGCATAAGTCAGCAGGTAATTCGTGAGTGCGGTCAGGCTGCTGGTCGGATCAATGGTGATGATCTTCTTGGTCGAATCAAGGGTATTGGATGTGGTGATGACCGTCCCATCTGATGACTTAAGGAGCACCACGCCGCTTGTAGCGAAGTCTTTCAGCGCATTATTGAAGGTGAGAGTCAGATTCGCGCTGACCGATACACCCGTCGCGTCATTGAGCGGTACGCTGCTCATCAGAGCAAGAGCAGAGATCGAGCCGACACCGGGCACCTGCACGGCGTTGAACCAGTTCGCCCCGTTGAAGTTGGTCGTATCCTCATCGCCAACAACTCGTTTGACGCTGTCAAAAACACCGCCGCCAAGATCAAACTTGTAAACAGTCTTGATGGCCGTGAAGGTGAGCTGCAAGGTTTTCGGCTCAGGTTTCTCACCTTTGGTGGCGGTTTCCTCTTTGGGCATATCGAACTTGCCCTTGAGGTATTGATAATAGCGGTATTTTCCGTTCGATTTCAGACTGCGAAAACTGAGCGCAAAGTACGGTGCAACTCCGGCATTATCAAACATGCGCCCGGTAGTCGGGTCGAAAACCCGCCCGGTAATTTTGGCCAGCATTTCGATGGGCATGCCGGTTACGGTCAGGTTGATTTTGGTGTCGCCCTCGCTGGTCATTACATCATAAGGCTGGTCATCCGCATATTGAATTTCGAATGATGTAGTCGGCTCTTGGCTCGCTTCTGCCGCCGGAGCAAGATACTCCGGAGTACCGGCTGCATAACCGAGAGCATCGTCTTGCGTGACCTCGGCAACGTATAACGAACTCAAGCCAATTTTAGATTTGTATTCTCCAGGGTTTGCCATTTCTTTACTCCTCTTCCAGGTAATTGAAATCCATCGCCAGCCCGTAATGTCTGGTTTCTGGATTGTAGGGCAGCTCGCGCCTTGCCCCTTGCGTGAATCCGGCCGCTTTCATTGCTCCGGCAATATCCGGCAGATTTTTCAGACCATCGCGGCTGTAGGCGCTCACCTGCACGAGATATGAGCGGAGCGTTTCGTTGTCGTCGGCGTGCTGGACCGGGGGCGATGAAACCAGAAAGTACACCAGATAGGTATCAGGACGCTCGGATTCGCTGTCCACGATCATCGCTCCGGCTGCCATCGGCAGCCCGAGAGGGGCAAGCGCATTGTATATCCGTTCCCAGATTGTCATAGTACGCCGCTCTCCTCTAGGCTCTCTTTCATGGCGTCCCGCGCCTTTTTTCCATCTTCCGCAATCGTTGGTCGGATGTAAGGCTGGGCCGCCATTGAGGATGTTCCGTATTCCTGTGCATTGCCATAACGGGCAGTATCTGCATCCGTCAAGCCGCGCCTGTCGATCAGACCAACCTCGCAGAACACAAAATTGCCATCCTGCTCAGGCCCGAAAATACGGATATTTTCCCGCAGATTCCCGGTTCTCACCGGGACGCGATTCCGCATACCTTCTTGCAGTACTTCCGCTCCTGCCAGCACAGCCCTGGCCGCGGCTTCATCTACATCTTTCCCGGCCGCGGCAATCTTTTCGAGGTATTCATCCAGCCCTTTGAGGGTCAATGTCGCTTTTGTAGCCATTTTTAACCTGTCTTCAAACGTTTGACCTTGATCTCAAGATACTCATTGCGTTCCATAATGTTGTCGATGGATACGATCTCGAAAATCTCGCCGTTTTTATCCACCACCCACGATTCGTCGATGCCGGCCATATAGCGGATAAGCAGGGTGGCGGGAGCAATAGCCCCGGCCATGTCCGCGGTCCATACCTCTCTGCCGTGAGCGTTCTGCCACCTGGCATAAACAGTTGCAGCACTGGCATAAACCTCTTTTTTGAATCCGCCGGCATCGGTTGTTACCGTGCGCTTCTTCAGCGTTATCGGCGTGCGCAACTCTCCCGGGTTGATCGGCTTTTCGTTGATTCTCATAAATCACCGGGTGGAATGATATGCGCTCGAAACCATTTGCCGCTCAGATCGCTGCTTACCACTTGCTTGAGGTGCTCATCCAGGCTGATTACGGTTTCGAAACCGGCAGATTGATCACCGCTCGAGCCGATGATCCCGGTCACACTGGCAACGACACTTCCTCTCTGGATGCCCGGTATAGTGATGTATCCTACACCGGGCAATCCTTCGAAGATGTGATAATTGAGCGCCATTGCCTCGAGCTGTACCAGTGCGGCAGTAAGTCCGTGATTGAGCGTGGCGATACCGGACGCGATCATGCCGGGATTTTCGAACCATAAGACCAGCAGCATTCGTGCCGCGTTCTTCGCCTCAGGTGCGACGACCGGATCGGCAGCCCAATCCCGGCCGGTTGCCCGCTTGATGTAAGCGTCCACCTGCGGCAAGAGCCGCAGCATTTCCTCGTTATCAACGGTGCAGCGCAGCACACTGGCCGCTTCAGCAGTTGTCAGGATATTCGCCACAGGTGGACCTCCGTCTTAGCCAAGCAGGGTAGCAATCGCTTCGGATTTGACCGCTTTCACGCCCCAGGCGAGGCCGACTTCATAGGCAATCCGGCGCCGTTGGCGGTACATCGCCACCTGGAACGAAATACCGGTTTGTGGATCGGTGATGACGGTCACATCATCGGCTGCATCGCCTCCAGCGGGCATGGCCGGAACGCGCATCAGTAAATGAATTGCCGACCGGCTGAACCCGAGATTGGGAGTGTAGTTGTTGCCCACGGTGACGGCGTTGTTATCCGGAATGGCAACACGCAAACCGGGAGGAGCGATCTTGAAACTGCCTCCGGAAAGTGCAGAGGCAACCACGTATTTGTTAGCGGTGTCAGCAGCGAAAGTAACGATGTCGCCGGGCAGGATGGTGCCGGTTCCGGTATCAACCGGAATGGTCGTCTCGCCAACTGCAAGACCGGCAGCGTTATTAACCAGATAGCCGGCCCCAGTCCCTTTGGTGTGCGTTTTGACCTGCGCACTCTCCCGAACGGCAAAACTAAACAGGTCGAGCAGTACCCCACGGCGCAGCAGCTCGGTGCTCCCGGATTCGTTGGCTTTGGTCAGCTGAGCCAGCGCGCGCATTTTTGCACCGGCGGTAGTGTTGAGTACCAGCTGGAGATCGCTGTTTGGCGCGCCGTTATCCAGCAAAATCTTCAGCACATTCGCCGGATCGCTCAGGTCAGTGCCGCTGAACGGCGGAGTTCCGGCGGTACCGTATGCGCGGCTGGCCGCCACGTAGAGCCCGGCCAGGTCGGTCTCGACTTCATTGGTCAGGGTGCGCATCGCCTGAGCAAACTGATCGCGCAGGATAATGTCGTACAAACCGCCGAGAGCTTTCTGTTCTTCAGCCTCCCAGAAGAAGGTTACCGAACGCACCTTACTGATGGTCATGAAATCCGAGCCGATGGTCATTGCGGCCGGATCGGGTCCGGTAGCAGCCGGGACAATGTCGCTTGCAGCAATTGCCGGCACGATCGGATAGCGCAGCGTCTGATCTTTGGCAACCTGCTCGCCGTTCGCATCCAGCGTAACCGCCGGGATGAATCCGGTCAGCTCGCGCATGACGATGTCGGCAGCTGCGTAGATGGTTGGAATAAGATTGGTGAGTGTATTACCCATTTTGAGCCTCCGTTATTAATCTTCGATTTTCCCGCCGGAGCGAATAAACCGCGCTCGATCCACAAGCGACATACGGTCGTACTCCTGACGTTTGATCACAGTTGGTTGGTTGTCCACGACGGTTTCGGTGGACGAGACCGGAATAAAGTTTTTGGCAATGTCGTTAGGACGGTTTGCCCGCTGCATTGCCTCGTAAAGGGAAACTGCCTCATCATGTTTTTTCTGTGCTTCGTCCAGCGCGGAGCGCAGTTCAAGTGCGGCAATTTTCCCCTCTTCCGTTCCCGACACAAAGTGCTCGTGGATTTGACTTGCAATCCGCTGCACTTCTTCTTCAGCCGCAATTACGGCATCATAGAATGGTTTCAGGTCTGGCATTATCGAACTCCTTTCTTCAAAATGTTTTCTACTCGTTCGTAAAGAACTTGCGCTTCGTGTTGAATATCAGCCGTTAGCCGACTGCTGGATTTGTCTGCCAACGGGATATCCATAGTTTGCAGGGCTCTCACGATTTCATCCGGCAGATTGCTGTAATGATTCAACGCATTTACCACCGCTGCCCCCTGCGGCAGTTGAATCGGCATCGGCTTTTCATAGCGGATGATCTCATCCACAAATCCCAGGTCTAGCGCTTTCTGCGCATCCATCCAGGTTTCCTCGGTCATTAATTTGGACAATCGTTCTCGTGAGAGACCGGTTTTGCTCACGTAAGCATTGAGGATGCCTTCCTTGATGGCTTTTAGCGCATTGGCCAAACGATTGAGGTCTTCGATATTCAGTTGAGCCATCAGAAACACCACACTGGGATCATGCACCATAAAATAGCCGGTTTCCTGTATTCTGACCACATCCCCGGCCACGGCCACAACAGTAGCCGCGCTGGCAGCAATGCCATCGATTTGTACGGTGACGCGCCCAGGATAATCGCGGATGATCGTATTCATCAAGCTGGCAGCAACCACATCGCCCCCATAAGAGTTCAACCGGATGGTAATTGGACCGCCATTACCGGCTCGATATAAATCATCCTTGAACCTTTTCGGTGTAATATCATCGTCAAACCAGCTGTATTCGGAGATATACCCGTGCAATTCGATCTCCGGCTCTCCGCTCTCGCTGCTCTCCTGATCAACAATCCGCCAGAACGGCTCATAGGGTTTTGCATTCCCTTCGAAGCAGCGAATAGGTATCCTGGAATTCGGCTTGACGTTCTCCGCTTTATCTTCCAGCCCGGCATCCCGCCGGTGGGCTCTCAAATGCGCCTCAACACCAGCCCGATCTGCATCGGGAATATCCGCCTGACTCAATCTGGCCAGGGCATTATTTACAGCGCTGAGATTGGCCGGGGTGTCCATTCCTGCCTCGTGGTGTGGAAACTTGTAACTGGTTTTCGCATCAGGATCGCCGTCATCATCCACCCAGGCATGCATATAACGCAGCGTTTCGGCATCATTTGGCGCTTTGGCCACTTCGGCAGGGCCGTCCCAATCCGATTCGGTATCTACAGGGGTTTTATGCGGTCTAATTGCTCCCATTTCCACCTTCCTTTTCACTATCGATTGCATCAATGGCCTGAAAATTCATTGGCATGTAATGACGGTCACCGCCCGGGTAAGCACTCATATCGTCCTTCTCGCGGGCTTCGTTGGGCGTCATCATGCCGTTCTGAATGCGAATGGCCATTGATTCGGCGCGCGCCTTGCTGTCCATTCGTAAGAGCGCCTCACGAATAAATTTGAAATAATGCGTTGCCTGTTCCTCTTGGGACAGCCAGCGGATCCGCGCCGCTTCTTCCCACGGGACAAGATAAGCATCCAGCGTTCCCTGCAAATATTCCAGATACTTCTGCTCATTGGAGTTGTATGCCTCTTTTCCCCGGTTCAGCATGTGCTCAGGCAGTCCAAAGAAATTGCAAATATCCCGATCCGTAGCATCAATGGATTCGAGAAATTGAGCATCCTTGAGCTGGATATGAATTGGCTCGAACTTGGTAATCTTGTTATCGAAAACAGCAAGCCGATAAGCGTTTTCTGCCCCGCTCATTGCCCGTTCGTATTCCTGGCGCGCAGCCTGGCGCGCCTCTTTATTCAATTCCCCAGCGAACTGAATATAGGCGGCCGGCAGCATACCCTGTGAGTACAGTTTCGATTCGGCCTTATAAGCCGCCAGCTGCCGCCCAAAAGTTTCCCGCGCAAAGGTGATCACCCCTCGGCCAACAAAGCCGGTTGCATCCGGATTGATCAACAAATGGAGTATTTCCACGGCCGGGATGTAACCCGTGGAACCGCCTGAGAAAGTGTGACGATACCACAGGTCGCCGTCTGGCGTGAAAACCGGCATCGTGCGATCCGCCGGCAATACCAGTAATTGACGAGGTCCAACAACCGGAGACCAGATATACGCATTTCCATAAAACAATAGCCATTCGATTACCGCCTTTTTGAATTGGAACGGCGTCCAGCCCCAGATGTTGGGTGAAACTTGCAATAGATAGGCGATATTGCGGGTAACCGGATCGGGCTGAACCTGCTCAACCTGGCGGCCGTTTCGGCGCATAACCTGGAATGGCAATTTGGCAACATCATCCGAAATGATGTTCTTCGCCCGATAGGCAGTGGCCACCGATTGGGCACGCATAATCGTGACCTGCTCACCGGCATCGGTTGAGTAGCCGTAAGATGGAACATATTCATAACGCGGCTGCTCTTGAGCCGGCGCTTCTTTTACCTTCGTGGTGGTCAATAATGTTCTAATCAACATATCTCGCCATTGCCTTTCCGATCAGCACTCACCTTTCCGATCAGCAAACTCCAGCCGATCAGCATCAGCCCGCCTACAATCCACGTAAGGATCACTGACCAAAGCGATAACCCGTATAGGATACAAATGCACCCGGCCAGCAACAGCAGATCGTCCAAAAATTCGAGTATCTTCATCACATACCCCACTCTGGATCGAGTATTTTTGAGCTCAAATCTTCGTTTTGGTAGTATCTCGCTCTGGCCATAGCAATCACCCACGCGGCCACATAATCAATTCTTTTCGTGCGGTCCAGCGACTTGCCCTTATTCTCTTTCACGTACTTGATCAGGCCGCTCCCATTTTTGGCTATGGAAGTATTCCCAAAGCACCACGCTGCCACCGGGTTCGGCTCGTGGCTGACCTTTTTTTCTTTCAACAGCACCTCGATTTGATTCATCGGGTCGGTCAATTGCACAAATGTTTGCGGAATACCCACCACAGTCAGTCCTTCCTGCTGTAATTCCTGCAAAAGCATGGTTGCAAACGCCGGGTCCGCATCCACTTCTTTGATGTTGTACAGTGTCTTGAATTCCAGTATCTTGTCCCGAATCCGGGTGTAATCCACGACGTTGCCGGGAGTGGGGGTAATCCATCCTTGTGCTGCCCACTGGTCGTACGGCACTTTATCCCTTCGGATGCGGTCTTGCATGTTCTCCTCGGGTATCCAGCCTTCCCAGATGACGCGCCATTCTGAAAGTCCCGGCTGCGGCGGAAAGACCAGCGCCAGCGCGGTCAGATCGGTGGTCGAGGACAGGTCTAGCCCCATGTAACAATCCATACCGATCATCTCCGCTCTGCCCCAGTTGCCATTTGTGGAATGGAATAATTCCAATGGCAGCCAGCTGGTGAGCTTATAAGTCGGCCACTGATTCAGGCGCAGCCAGCGGAACAGACGCTCGTCCGCAGGCCGTTCTTTCGCTTTCATGGCCGCCTCGCGAATGGAATCAATCTGGATAGTCACCCCTAAGCTCGGATTGGCCTTCTTCCAGTTTTCCTCGTTGTAAATATCATCTCCATCGTAGGAGTAAATCACCGCGTACCAGGTGGGATCAACAATCTCACCGGCGATGATCCGCCGGGCATATTCATGCTGCTCCCAGCAAATCGAGACCCGATCCGGGTCATCACCGGCAGTAGTGATGATCCACCAGATCGGCTGCTCGCGCGCATCGCCGGCTCCAAAAGTCATCACATCCCACAGATCGCGATTGGGCTGCGCATGCAGTTCATCGAAGATACAGGCAGAAAGATTCAAGCCGTGCTTCGTGTACGCCTCGGCGCTCAGCACCTGATAAAACGTGCCGGTCACCTTGTCAATCAGGCGTTTCTTGCTGAGCTGCAATTTCGTGCGCTTTTTCAAAGCAGGCACCTGGTCGATCATGTCCACCGCAACATCAAAGACAATTGAAGCCTGCGATCGGTCGGCTGCACAGCCATACACCTCGCCGTTGATCTCACGATCCGCAAAGGTATGATACAGTCCCGCCGCAGCTGCAAGTTCGCTTTTACCGTTTTTCTTAGGTATCTCGATATAGACATACTTGATGATTCGTTTCCCGCGCTCGTCAACCGTGCCATACACATCCCGCACGATCTGCTTTTCCCAGTCAAGCAGATTGAACGGCTCTCCGTAAAATCGGCCTTTAGTGTGCTTGAGCGATTCGAAAAAGGTAATTGCCCGCTGGGCATGAGCTTCACTGAACATCGAACCTCCGCCCAGAAGGAAAAGAATAAAGAAGAGAACTAATCCCAATCGCTTCATGTAGTGCCATTCACAAAATCACTTACATCATCGAGCAGCTTCTCCAGCTCATCTTTCGGCTCATCCGGCTCTTTTTTCGCCGGTGCAACCCCAGCCCTTGCCCTGGGAGTCAAGTACAAAGACTGCCGTATCTGTAACAGCAATGCGCGCTTGCGGTCAGTCCGCGAATCCAGCTTTACAACCACGTCGTATGCATCGATAAGCGTTTCTTCGGATGCCTGTTCAATCTGCAAACTCACCCAGCGGTCATAAGCCGCTTTTCTCATCGCGTCTAGCTCGTGAACCTGCTCAGTCAGGATGCAGTAATCCACCAGTAGATCGAAATCCAGCCTGGTTACGATCTCTCCCTCAAGTGACACAAACTCGCGCATCAGACGCCGCCAGGTAGATTCGGCAATTTCATGACCGCGAAGACGCGCGGGGGCGTTCAACGGCAATTCGCGATTCGGCCGCATGGCCATCTCACGCGATTCGCGCTCGGCTTTTTCCGCCGCGGTCTCATGTCGCACAATCAGGGATTTTGGTTTTCTGGCCGGCATGTCAGGATTCCTCACGTTGGGATTTTTTTTCGCGCGGATGCCCACCTGCGCTCGACACCCTCCCACTTAAAACTTTTTCACCGCCCCTCCCTCGGATTTCCTCAAGCGTCTTGCGTGAGTGACAGGATTTGCATAACGATTCAAGAGGAGAATTTAGGAATAACTCAATGTTTCCACGGTGGGGCATAAGGTGATGAACCTCGGTTGCAGGGATGTAAAATCCTTGCCGCAAACATTCCTCGCACCACGGGTGAGAAGATAACCACTGCTCGCGCCGCTTCTGCCACCGCCGGTCATATAACCGCTGATAATCACTCTGCCGTTTCTGTGGAAACGATTTGTGATCATCGCAGTACCCCTCTACTACAAGTTCGGGGCACCCCGGATAACGACAGGGTCTCAAAGCAGCTCTAGGCATGGTCACCTCAAATCAACCAACGTCTGTCCATTGTGCTTTACTGCCATCCAGCCCTCGATCTGGACTTTTGCCCACAGGTTATTGCCATCTTGCTTGATCTCAACAATCCTTCCCTGTGTTCCTTTGGGTAGCTGGGTAATTACAGTATGACTGGCTACTTGCGGCATCGCTCGGAAATTAATTCGGTTAACTAGTACAACCGCTGTTTCGGCTGCGATAGGCTCATCTGGCTGTTGTGCGTGGGAGGGCAGCGCAGCTAATGCATCCCAAATGCCATCCACGGCCAGCGCAAGAGCATGCTGCATGGACCACCAGCAGACTCCAACTGCGCCTAATTTGACGACCGCATCATGAAATGCCGTGACGGATTCTGGAAATACAATTCCGCCGTCGCCGTGATACGCTCTGCCAATGGGGACAATCGGCTTGTCGGTCACAGCGCGCCACTGCTTCCAACTCTCCTCGGCATAGCGCAATGCACTGAGAGGATCGTCTCCCCAGTTCCAGTACATCATCGGCATACCGAAATCGGCAATGGCCATTGCAGAACGCAATACGGAAACCGGGTGCCATACGCCTTTACTGGTGGGCGATTGGTACATCGCCCACCAGCACCATCCGATCCTGGCTGTGGATAACTCCCGAAATTTTTGAAGCAAAGAAGCAGCAGCACGATCAGAATTCGGAACAGCATCGAATTTCGATTCCGCATCAAAAACAAATGCCGGTAGATCATAATCATTGCAGATAGCCGCAGCCGCAGCCGCCTCGCCGGTGGGGTCTGCTCCGTAAACAGCCGCGCCTCCAATAGGCTCAATGCCGGCGTCTTTCAGTGCGGAAATCAGATCAACCCTTTTTTGATCGCGCCAGTAAGCGAGATTGGCCGAATGTAGAATGGCAGATTCAAAACCGGCTTTTTTCAACTCGGTTGCAATCCTGCTAATCTTGCCGCCGTAGCAGGAATTGACGTCCCAGACATAAATAGATTTACCGATCATCACCACTTCCGCTCCACTCGTCCGGTTCCCAGCATGGTTTTCCTCCGAGTTCGCCGATTTGTTTGATCAGATTCTCAATTCCGCGCATAAGCACAATAATCCTGTCCGCATATCGGTCAAGTTGCCTGCGCAGATTTGCAATTTCATTTTCCTGTTTCTTCACTTTTGCCTCAAGTTCTGCCAGACGATCTTTGAGAGGATTGATCAAAGCAAGAGCTGCATCGGTAACCGCATCAGCCGCATCTGCCTGATTCTTTTTTCGGCTTGCAAGATACACAATGATTCCGCCGGCTACTGTGCTGAGCGCACCCAGAATAGCAACAATGATTCCGTCG